CAGAGAGAGCGACCCCGAGAAGGGGTTCACATCGGCGGCCGTCGCTGGCGCGATGCTGGCCAGCCACTTCTCGGCCGTGGTCTCCAGCGCAGGCGGAACCAGCAGGTTGCGGGGCGTCACGCGGATGGTGCGGTCCTCGATGCCCTTCTGCGTGCGCAGCGCCAGCCGCGCCGCCGAGAGGGTCGCGTCGGAGATCGCAGCGCCCGTGCCCGCCTTGTTGCCGTGATCGGCGTGGAACAGCGTCTTGCCGTCCGACAAGGTGGGGCCGTTGCCGCTGCCCGCCTCGAGGAGGGTGACGAGGATGCGCGCCTCGGTCTCGGCTGCGGCCTGGCCCATGCGGCGGGCGAGGTCCGCGAAGGCGCCGAGGTCGTCGTTGACCAGCACCTGCCGGGTGACGCCGATCTTCCGCGCCCAGGTCTCGACCTTGTAGGCCTCGCGCGCTTCGGCCATGGTCCCGGCCTTGATCTCGCCGTGCTCGTTGAGCTTCTCCAAGAGCGGCGCCTCGCCGAGCATGATCTTGTTCACCGAGCGGAAATCGCGCGCCGTGGTCTGGCGGCCGAGGCGTCGGATGCCCGAGGGCGCGGCCTGATAGGCGTCACGCAGCACCCTGCCCACCGTGTCTCCGAGGATGATCGGGAAATCGGAGGTCGTGTGCAGCGCTCGGGTCACAAGGCTCGCGGGCGACAGCGCCATGGTGGACTCGCCGCGCAGGGTCAGCAGTTCCTTCGCCATGTCCACGGGCGTGGAATAGGCATAGCGGCGGGCGGGCTCGGAGAGCTCATGCCGTGGGTTGATCCGCGCGTAGAGCGCTTCGCCCATCTGCCGGGCGCGCAGCGCCGGATCGTCATGGCTCTCGCCCATATCGACGCGGACCTGCTCGGTGCGGATGGCCGGTGCGCTGCGGCTCGCCAGCGCCTCGAAGGCGGCGCGGCGGGCGGTGTCGGGATCGGCTCCTCCGTCGATCTGGCCGTCGATCCAGGACTGGTCCAGCCCGGCGATGCGGGCGATGGAGCGGATCTCGGCGTTCGCCTCGGCGCGGGTCTGACTAGAGTTTCCGGCGGCAACGCTAGTTGCGATGCGGCCACCTGCGTTGTCGGTGTCAACGCAGCTGTTTCGGGTCTGCGCCGCGGCGGAAGTGGTGGTCGTGTCGGTCATCTCTGTCTCCATGCGAATGTGGGCGCCGGGATCGGCGGGCGTCGGCACCAGGGAAATCTCGTGGGGCGTCCAGCGCACCGCAGTCAGCACGCGCGCGCCGTTCTCGGTGGTCTCGGCCCAGTCCTCGACCGAGTAGCCGACCGAGACGTGGCGCAGGATACCCGCCAGCACGTCTTGCCAGACCGGCTCCACCTCTGGCCGTGCCGAGAACTGGATGAGCGCCGTGCCGCGCTTGCCGTCGACGGCGGCGCTGCGGACGGAGCCGAGTACGTCGCGCACAGCGGTCTGGCGATGCGCGTCGAGGACGCTTGCGCCTTCCAGCCGCGACAAGTCCACCGCCTCGGGCGCGAGGCTGAGCCGCTCGATGTATTGCCCGGCCATGTCGCGGCGGCGCACCGGCGCGCCGGTGGACCAGACAACTTCAACGTTGCGTTCTTCAACGTTGACTGTCTGCGGCTTCAAACTGGCACGCCGGGTCAGAAGGGAAACGTTGTCGCTCCCGACGTTTGAGTGCGTCCATGCCGAGGTTGTTTCGGTGTCAGCCATCTGCGGCCTCCTTCTGCTGCGGCGCCGCCTGGCCGAAGCCGAGCCCCAGCCCCTCGGCGCGCTCGCGGTCGGCCGCGATCTCGGCATCGACCTGTTCGGCGTCGTAGCCGCGCTCGGAGATCGCCTGCGACCGGCTCTTCAGCCCCGCGCCGATCGCCATGATCTCGGCCTGCACGTCCTTCATCGGATCGACGTAGTCGAACTTCGGCGGCAGCCATTCGCAGGCGAGGTAGGCGTCCGGGTTCCTGTCGAAGTCCCGCGCGGGCAGATCGCCGGTCAGCACCGCTAGGCGAACGAACCGCTCCCAGACCGGGCGGCAAAACAGGTGCACCACCACGTTGTGCTGAAGCTGCTCGACCCGGCGACGGAACTCGATCAGCCCCGCGCGGATCGAGGAATAGGTGACGCCCTCCAGATCGCCCGAGACCAGCTCGTAGGGCAGGCCCAGCCCGGCCGCGACGGCGCGCAGGTGGTTCTTCACGAAGGGCGCGTAGGCGTCGTGCTCGGTGGGATTGGAAAACCGGATGTCGGTGCCGGGCGGGAGCGGGATCAGGCTTCCAGGCTCCATGCCAACGGTCAGCGCGCCGCCGGTGTTGATGCCGCTCAGCCCACCCGCCGCGCCGTCAGGATCGGTGATGAAGCCGGTGAACAGCGCCGCGACCTTGGCCTTCACCAGCGCGGCGTCCTCGAACTGGTCGAGCTCGTGCAGCCGCAGCAGCACCGGCGCGAGCCAGGTGATCCCGCGCAGCTGGCCCGCCGCGAGCGGCTTGAACAGGTGCAGACAATCGGCGGCGGGGACGCGGAGCGGGTCCATGCGGAGAGACCCCAGCGGATCGCCCGGGCGGGAGGACAAGACCCGGTAGGCGACCCGACGACCGGCGGCATCGAACTCGATGCCCGCGCGGATCCGCGCCCCGCCGCCGATCTCGCGGTGCAGGTCCATAGGAACCTGCTCGCGATCCAGAAGCTCAAGGTGGAGGGGGATGCCGACGACGTCGCTGGCGACGCGCAGCCGAGCGAAGCTTTCGCCGCTCTCGACCATCGCGCGCACCGCCATGGCCTGCAGCCCGTAGAAATCGGCCAGCCCGTCCGGGGCGGCATGGTCGGTCCAGCGCAGCCAGAGCGCCTGCAGCCGTTCGCGCACCGCCCGGTCGGGATGGGTGGATTGCGGCTTGATCCCGGCGCCGACGACATTGCCGACCAGGCTGTCCACCGCCGCCGCAACCCACGGGTTGTTGCGCGCATACCACCCGGCCCGCCGCGCCGCCGTGGTCGCGCCCGCGAGGATCGCGGCGTTCAGCCCGTCGACCGTCCGCGCCCCTTCCCAACGCCGCCCGCCAGCCGCAGCGTCGAAGCCGCGAGCCCGCGCGAGGCCGAGAAGGCGATGGAGGAAGGTCCGCATGGGCGACAGAATCGCCCGAAACGAACCCTCAAGCTATTGGGAATGTTTGGGAACGAAATGAGGTGCGTCGCGATAGATTGGCAAGGCAGGCGGCCTTACTCAGGCCTTGTTGCGGCCGAAGGCGCTCCCCTTATCTCGTCTGTTCGATCAATTGGCCTGTGCCCACCAAGGATCTGCGATCCGGGAACGTCTCGCCGTAGTTTTGCAATTGCGGTGCCGAACATACGACAGTCAACCAACTCCCCTTTTGGCTCCGCTTAAGCCGGGTCAATCCAGCGTATACCAACGCCAAGCTCTCAGCATGCGCAGCTTCAGTAACGTAGACAACGAGTAAGCGAGATTCCCATCCTTTGAAGCTGTGTAAGGTCGTTGCTTTAAGCCTAGCGTCGCCCATGTAGAAGCCCATTTTCCGGCGACGATGATCTTCTCCGAAGGTGTCGACTGCATGAATGCGGTATTCCGATAGACGCTCCACGACTGCGGCGCCAGACTTCATATCGCCGGCTAGCATGGTGATATCCGCGTTGGCCAAGCCATTCTTTCCGGTCTTGCGCATCAAGGACAGTATCTCGTCAGAGCAAGTTTTCTCCGCATTCTCTGAATCGCACTGCACCCAGCGAAGGTGGCACGGATAGAGGTCAAGTGATCCTTGCTCCGGCTCCGGGAGATCAATGGCTTCTTTTGGAAGAAAGGCCTCAGCGAACTTTCGTGCAAGGTTCAAGGCGTCCGGCGGTAGCCTGTAGCTGACATTCATTTGGGCCCAGCGCCCACCAGGGAATCCAGCGCCCCTCATGACATCATCGGTCCACGCCTTTGCGGTGCCGTACACGTCTTGGGTCGCGTCAGCGACCAGCAGCATTTCACCATCCGCCTTGCATGCCTGACGTAGCACGTTCCACCAGAGCGGGCGATAGTCCTGCCCCTCGTCAACCAAGACTGCGTCATACCTGCTCGCGCCGGGCTGATTGACCGCTTCTTCCGCCAAACGCGGAAGCGCGACGTTCAGAACATCTTCTTTACGTCCATCCGAGTGAACCGACTTCCAGAGGTCGTCATAACGATGCTCCCATCCAACCTCGTAGCAGACATGTTTGCACCAGAGGTGGAAGTGCGTGAACTGGATGTTCCTGAGGCAGTGAGGAGCCTCCAGATCACGAACGATGAGGTCGCGTAGGTAGTGCCAAAGAGTAATGTTGAAGGTGGCAACGAGAACGGACTTCCCCTCGTTTGCTAATCTCGCAGCGCGGGCGGCAAGCACCAATGACTTTCCAGACCCAGCCGGCCCTTTGACCCTGCGGTAGCCCGTCTCGGTGCGAGTTTCGGCCAGAGAGCGTTGGTTGCGGTCCAGAACCAAGGGTTTCCTCTGTGTCGAGGCAAAATCTGGCTCGACCAACCAACCGCGCAAGTCTTGCGCGCGATCTTCCGACATCACTCTGGAACCCGTTCGCGATGCCTCTGGGAAGATCGCTTCCACATCGCTCGAGGACAGTTCCTCGATCCCGCTCACCGGTTGGTACCTCGCGTAGCTGTCACCGGACGTCGACTTGAGGAATTGCTCGAAGAGCTTCTTCACCTCGTTCGTTCGAGCGAAAGGGAAGATGACGCCGGCCGTGATCGCGGCCCAGCCATTTCCCTTCTGAAGCCTCGGGCAATAAAGGTCGAATATTTCCTTCTTGTAGAGATTCACCTTGGTGAGAGGGTTGTCTTTCTGGATGCAGAATTCCTTGCCATCGCGCTCGGCCCATAGCGAGTGACCCCACTGATCTTTCTTAGTGAAATACCGCATGGCACCAAGATCCCAATCCTTTACTTCGAACACGCCGATGCCGCCATTTGGATTCATGAGGACGAAATCTGGTCTTAGGCCGTTCAAATGCGGTTGAACGTAAATTTCCCAGCCGCTCGGCAGATGTTCGTTAAAGAGGTCCAAGACCATCTTCTCTCCCGCAGTCAGCTTTTGCCGAAGGAGCGTGTGCTCTGTGAGAGGTGGGTAAATTACTCGATGCGTCATTAAAATATCCATCCTCGACTTACGTGCTTTTGGAAAACTTGAGAGTGTTTTGCAGCTGCTTGCTTATGGGGTCATCGATTTCGACGATACCGGACTTTTGAAGTAACTTTAGGGCGCTGCCCTCCTGGAAGCCGTACGCATTGTCCTGCTCAAGTGCCTTTTCAACGGCATCCAAAATCGCTTCAGTGTTCCTCGGGGAAGATGCCGCATAGGCGGCCAAACGGCGTGATATTTCATCTGCAATCAGCGCAGAGGGACTCTTGCCCGATAGCCTGGACAAAAGGTCGAGCATCACGGCGACCTTCTCGCCGGGTCGCACGTTCACCATGGCGTAACTCTCGGCGCGGGCGTCAGCGTGCGCCTCTCCGATCTCATGAATCAGTTTGGACAGTATGCCATTAGTCATTGCGCCAGACCTTTCAACTTGTCTCGCAGGCCGAGGTAGGTGGGACTGCGGTAGTCTTCTTCCGTATACTGATAACCCGAAGGCATACTCACATCGGGTGGTTGACCATGAGCATTGCTGTACTCCAACATGCTGTGAAGCATGTGTCGAAAGTCGGGCCCCAGTGCGTCATAGACCCACGGCTGAGACAGTTCGTCGTACGACGCGGACAAGTCTGCCACATGAGCCAACAGAACCCGCGCATCATCCTCTTCGATGCTCATAAGTTCATCGCGCACGATGTCATGAAGGATTTCATTGATCAGCGCGGACCTCGTCACTCCGTGGAGCTTGGCCAGTGCGTCGAGAAGGCACACATCATCCTGCTTTACGCGGATGTTGAACTTTCGGTCATGCTTTGTGTGCCTGACGTCCTCTTCTGTATTCTCAGGAAGCTTGTCCTGAATAACGCGGACGGTGAATTCACCGCGCTTCGTCGTGAAGGATCGAGTATGCTCTTCAGCCACGGCAGTACCTCTTGGCATTGTGACGGAACCTCTTGGTATTGCGGAAAACTGTGATCTGGGTTGCTCCATCATCGCCGATAGCCAGGGTCGCTCCACCAGTCCGGCGCAAACGTTCGAGGACTTTCAGCCTCAT